TAAGTATTTAAAAACATGGGCTGCAATGTTTAGTAAAGCATGTGGCAGTGATACTTTTGATGTAAAGCCAGATATAAATAAACTTAGATTCCTTATGGATAAGTTTGTAATGGATTATAACTGGCATTTAGAACAACTAGATAAGGACATGCAACATGACGCGCATGTAAAAGACTATCGTAAAATGGAAGAAGAATGAGTAACATTAAATATGTTAAACAACTTTTAGATAAAGAAGAAGAAATTTGTATGCATACAAGTGGTATTAATGACTTAAGAAAAATTATTGCATTTCTTAAAACAAAAGATAATACAATCTTTTCTACAAATTGTGAATGTGGATTAGTAGCAAGAAAACATAAATCGTATGTTAAAGATTGGGCAACTTAAAGGAGGAATAATGACAGCTAAAGAGCATCCAATGTACAACACATATTTATATTGGAAAAAAAATAAAGAAACTATTAAACAACGTATAGAAAATACTTTTGATTTAAAACATAAGCTATATAGAGATGTCTGATATATCGCTTATACGTGAAAAAGCCATGGAACGTGCTAATTACAGCTGCGAATGGGCATACTGTACAGACAGTAGATGGTTAGAGTTAGCACATATCCAGGCAATTGGGATGGGTGGTAGTCCCAAAAGAAAGTTTGACATTAACAATGTAGCAATACTATGTAAACATCACCATGATATTTATGATGGTAGACAAAGAGTGGGTAATAGTGTAGCGTACAGAGAACTGTTAATGGGTTTTTTAAAAAGAGAAACGTCTACAAAAGAATAGCTAACGCGAATTTATTTTTTTGGTTTCTTTTTAATATACATACCATACTTATCATATTCAGACAAGACTTCCATACTATTAGCTAACTCTTGATGATAAAAACCACGGTAAACATTTGCTACATCTTTTGAAGTTAGTGATTCTTTTTTACCACCACCTGCAGCTTTAAATGCTTTGGCTGCTAATGCATTCTGTTGTTTAACACGTCTATTTAGTTCTTGCTTTCCAAGACCTTTAACACCTCGACCTACCCAAAAATCATTACTCCAGTTATATTTTCCTGAAGGTTTCATACGTTTAGCCATTATGGATTTAACTTTGTTCCAATATTATCACGATTTCTATCTTCCCAAGTTTTAATAGAAGATATTTGTTTATAATTAGGTTTTTGAACTCCTGTTGTTATATAATTATCCATTTGTTGTCTAGCAGTCAATTTCATTTTCATTGCTTTTAACTTAGTTCTATATTGTTCAGCACGTAACTTTTTAGGTTTAGGTTTACGTTCAGGATTTTGTTTAAGTTTAGGCATTAATATCTTCTTTTTTTGCCAGGTTTTTTATATGCAGTTTTTTTACCTTTTTTTGATATTGGCATTATTTACCTCCGATTTGTTTCTTAGCGTAAGTTTTAACTACTGCTAACGCTGCTCCACCACCAGCTAACGCAGCTAGTTGTAATGTTTCAGCTTCTACACCTACTAAAGGTGCAACTGTTAACGCACCTATAAAAGCTTCAATAAATGTCCAAGCTGTACGTTCTAACATATCTTTTAAATCTTCACTCATTTTGTAACTCCATGCTTCGGACCAAGGTGTCCACGCTACATCCTTCTTGAATGTACCATCTTGGTTACGTTTTCTATTTGATTTAACAAACATTACGCCTCTGGTTTCTTAGGGTAAAGTATATCATCAAAAACTTTTTTCGGCAACATTGACAAAACACTTAGTGCAGGATTAGTTTTACTAGTTATATTAAGTACAGTTTTACCTAATTTTGCAGTACCTACTAAACCAGCTGCACCTTTACGTATTAAATCTACACCTGTTTCTTTAGCTGAACCAGTAAGTTCACTAGCTAATGTGTTACCAGATTTACCTGGTCCTTGTGTAAAGTATTTACCACGTTTAGCTTTATCTCTAGCTTCTTTTGCTGCTATTCTTCTTTGATTTTCAGGACTAGTTTGATAATTAAAGTCACCTTTACCAGAAGTTCTTGTATCAGGACCAGCATTAATATTAATATTTCCTTTGGCTTCTAATTCTTTAAGTAAGTTTGTTCTAAACTCTGCACTTTGTACTTCATAAGCAAATTGTTTAAGTTTGTAATCATCTCTAATTTGACCAGGTAATACTTTACCTGTTGTAGAAGAACGTGGTAAATTAGCAATACGACTGTCTTTTAATAATTTTCTATCTGCTTCTTGTTGCCAGCCAAATCTTGGATTTTCTGGGCCTACTTCTCCTTTTAGTTCTAATATTTTTAATTCATCAGGAGTTGGTCCAGATGTAATCATACCCATATCTCTAGGCTTAACGTCAAGATTACTAAAGGTAGCACTTTTAATTTTTTTATCTGCTTCATCCATAAAGATACGTTGTTGCTTAATAATTCCTTCAACATCACGTTGTTTAATTCTTTCGTTTTCAGCAAGTATTTCAGCAGCTTTAAGGTCTACACTTTTACTTGCACGTTCTAAAGCGTATTCAACATTAGACGCTGGTGTGTAAGTAACTTTTGGTTTTCTATCTGTAGTTCTTATACGATTAGGGTCGTTAGCAGCTAAACCTTTATTTTTATCTTCAATAAGTTTTAATACAGCAGACTCTTTGTCTAGTCCTGGATATTTTAATTGTGCTTCTTTAGCATAATTTTTTATATCTGATTGATAAGGTGCTTCTACTTTACCACCAACTCTAGGCATTTCTTTAGTAAGTATTTGGTCTTTAGGTATATTAATCATACCATCAGTTGTTACTACAGGTTTACCCTTTATACGTTGTCCTTGACTAGTTGTTTTACTACCTCCAACTGCATAATTACCTGTAAAATCTACACCTTTTGTAACATTTCCTACTGCTTCTTGACCTAATTCTTCTCCTAATTTACCTAAAGTTCCTGGTTTACCTTCTATTGTTGTACCTATATTCTTAGTGTCTTCAATGTTAAGCGCTATTTCTTTAGGACTATATCCAGATGTACGTTCTTTAATTAATTTTTCTAAAGCTTCATCTTCTTGTGCAGGTCCCATTTGTAATTTTGTTTTAGCTATGTCTGCTTCTAAAGCTTTAATCTCTGATTCAAGATAAGCTTTAGTCATTGACACATCTTCTTTAGGTAGCTTACTTAATAACTCTTGTGATAATGTTTGACCACCTTTTAATTCTGGTAATTTAGATTGAGTAGCAGATTTTTGACTAGGTCCTTGTGTTTTTTCTGCAACAGCTCTAGCTTCTACATTTTTTTTAATTTGTGCAGCTTTTCTTTGTAATGTAAAATCAGCCATTCTAGGTGCTTTAATATCACCATATCTAGAAAGTTGACCTTTTAATACGTCTAGTTGTTCCATTTGTCCAAACAAAACTTTGTCTTGTTGTCCTGCACTAGGTACTCTTTCAACTTTAAATTCTTCTGCAATATTTACTTTGTCTAAATTAGCTCTAACACTTTTAATAAATGTTTCTGATAAATTTTTATAACCTTTTTCTTCTTTTAAATATCTAACTAAATCTTCATCAGTTGATAAATCATTGTATTGATTTCTAATTTTATTATTTTCAGCTTGTGCTTCAATATTAGCTTGTGTATCTACAGCAGCTTCTTCTAAATATTGTTGGTCTGCTGTTTCATAAAAACCTTCTGGTTGAGGATTATCACTACCTATGTCATCACTTGTTATAAAATCTGAAGCAGCTTCTTGACCTAATTGTTCTGTTTCTTTAGCAGCATCATCAATATTAAACCCATCTTCTGGGTCAAATTCATCAATATTATTACTAATTTTGTATGGTTGATTAGGTCTAACCATTATGTAATCCTTTTTTTGTCAAGTTTAGCAGACAATATTTGGACTTCACCACTAATCTCTTGTAATTTTTCCATTACATCAGATGTATTTTCTGGTGTATTAGTTACATCACCATCATAATCTATGTATGTAACCTCGACATCTTGTCCAGATTGTATAGCTGCAGCAACACGTGGATATACAAACTTATATGCATCAACGCTACTGCCGATGAACCCGTCTTTAGCTATACGATTGTTAGTTTGTGTGTTACCCAGTATTAAACAACCAGCTGTATGCTCATCAGTATTACCTGTATGCCATAAGATATACTCAAAACCTGGTACATCTTGTACCCATATCATACCTTTATGAAAATCTGCACTATATTTAGCTAAATATCTATTATGAAATCCACCTTCAGTACGTAATTTAAGCTTATAAGTACCTGCAGGTATACGTGTTTCACCCCAAACTTTTACATCACGCTGTTCATCTTCTAATGTGTAGGCTAAAAATGTACGTTTACCTCTGTCAATTTCAAATAACAAGCCTGATGTAGAGTCTTTACCACTACTAATTCTTAATACTTCATACTGCATTATTTTTTCTTAGATTTTTTTTTAGCTTTATTTTTTTTGCTATTAGGAAAACCTTTCTTCATATCAGAATAAGCTTTTTTAGATATAGTAGAATTTTTTTTAGACCTACTTGTACCAGCTTTTTTTCTTTTATTTATATTATGATAAAGACCTTTTTTAGCAGCCATTATTTACCTACTTTCTTTTGAGCATTTTTATGTGCTTTACTAAATGTTGTACCACGTTTCATAGAATTAACCATAAATTGTATGTGTTTTTTACTGTGATGTTTACTATGTTTTTTCATACTATCTTGTTGTCTTTTATTTAATTTAGAAACATCAACACCTTTAATTTTTTTTGTAACCATGTTTACCATTTAACCTTATGTGACCAATATCTTGCTGACATTTTACTAGGATTTCTATCTTGTGCATTATGTCTTGCATAATAAGATTTTTTACGTGCTTTGTCTTTTTTGGTTTTAGGATTTTTACCTGCGCCTTTAACACCTTGTTGACCAAACCTAATTAATTTAAGTTCGTGTCCTTCTTGTGCTAATACCATATGCGACTTAGTTGCATGTCCAGGTGTACGCTTAGGTTTGTTTACACCTTTAAGTCCATGTTTTTTTAATAACGCTTTTTTTCTAGCTTCGTGTGCCATTATTCTTCCTCACAATTTCCGTATTTGCAGTTGCATATTTGTACAAATGAACCGTCTAGTTTAGTTGTAACTATACACATTAGTTACCTCCGCAACAACCGTTACCACAACAGTCCATTACCTGCTCACCTTGCCTTTATTATCTGGTTTATCTTTTCTAAATCCTATGGTTAATAACCATACTACTAATGTAATTATAGTAGCTAATCCTGTTATTTGTTGTGCAGAACCTGTCAATGTTAATGTAGCTATAATTAAACCAACAAGAGTCCATGACAAATTAAGTGTTTCTTTGATTATTTCTATTAACCAATTCCATACTTTTTTAATTGCTTTTTTTATCATATAGTTTTCCTAAATATAAATGAAGCCATAGTAGCTATTCTAGTCAAAATAACTGGGACTACAACTTCTTGAGCTTTTTCCTTTTGGTCACTAGTCATGTCATCCCCAATACTTGTAAGGTTTATATCTTGTATATTTACATCTACAAAAACTTCTATAGGATTTTCTATAAATGCTTCGTATTGTATCTCTGTAACAACGTCAGCTAGGGTATAATCTTCTACGTCTGCATTTTCTACAGCTCTTTCCACGTATTCTTCTACAGCTTCTGCTACTACAGTATCTGATTTAACAGCCTCTGCAATAATTTCAACATCTTCAGTTTCAACTGATAATACCTCAGCAACAACCTCAATTTGTTCCTCTGTAAGTTCTTCAACATTTTCAATTGCCTCCTCAACAACAGCTTGTACTATTTCCTGTACTTCTTCAGTAGCTTTATCTAAATTTTGTACACCAACATCATTAACTTCTTCAAGAACTTCTACAACTTCTTCGGTGGTAGCTTCTTCAACGACAATATCCTCAACGATTTCTTCAACTTCAGATACTGCGACAACGACTTCTTCCTCAGAAAGTTCTTCTGCAGGTTCCTCCTCAACATCTTCCTGTATTGGCTCATCCAAAACTTCCTCGATAACTTCTTCATCTTCCACCACAACAACAACATCATCTTCTAAAACCTCTTCCTCAATAACAATTATAATATCTTCTGGTATATCTAGCTCTATAACTTCTTCTTCTATTTCTATAATTTCAATAGTATCTTCAAGTTCTTGTATAATATCTACAAATTCCTCTAATTCCTCTTCAGATAAATTTTCAAGGTCAATAGTGCTATCCTCAAGCTCTTCCAATATAAGTAATTCTTCTTCAGCATCTATTTGTTCCTGAATTAAACGCTCTTCTTCAGCAGCAATCTCTGCTTCAATAGCAGCTATTTCTTCTTCCGTGAGCTCAATAACTTCCTCTTCAATGAGAATATCTTCCTCTGTAAGGGTGTCATCTCCAAGTATCTCTTCGTCCAACTCATCATCTATCTCTTCTTCGACAATATCAACAACAACATCAGGTACGTCAGTGCAATCACCGGGCTGATAACCAAACCAATCTCCACTTTCTACGGCTTCCAAATATTGTTTATACGATAAAGGGTTACCTGGGTGTTCACAACCATTTTCGTCCCATGCCAAATACGTTGTAATATTATCTTCAACGACATCTTCTGCTTTGGGTAAGGTTGTGCTAGTTGTTGTCGTACTAGGTGGCGTTGTATCAGGAACATAATCATAATTATATAATACACTTTCTACAGGTGTAAAGTCGCTAGTTGTACCATTAGTATCGTGAAATGCTTTTACCTTTGCATATATCTTTTGATTATTTACAGACAACTCGTTGTATAAATACTCTGCTGTAAATGTATAA